CTGATACTCTTTGGAAGGGTACTTATCTTGGTGCTATTCCCTATCAGTGTTCCTGTCCTTGCTTACTTGTGCTGGAAAGCAAATATCAAAGCTGTAGAGCGAAGGAATAGAGAAGCAGAGGAAGTAATGAAAGGTGTATATAGGCTTGTGCAAGAGGTTGAAGGAGAGAAAGAGTGAAACTATTTAAATTCTTCTGGATCATCAAGAATATGATAAAACCTATTTGGTTGATGGTTAATGGTAGGTGGTACGTCTATAAAGACTCCTCTACTTTACTTGTTAGGTTCATTGCACAGATGGACTACCAAGAAGGTAAAGATACATATGCAAATAACTTAATTAGACTTGCACGAGAAGAAATGCAAACAAGAAAGATGAGGAAGAAGTGAAATCAAAATTTGACACAGAGTTCTTCTTTGAGATGTGGTATAACCTAAACTTCAAAGATTCAGTAATTCCGAAGAATGTTGCACGGATATATTGGGATTACTATGATGACTCAGAAGTACAAATCATTGACTATTCGGATGGAAGTGTAAAGGTAGAACTAAAGGAGGACAGATGCCAACAGAATTACGAAGAGTAAAAAGAGAGGATTTAGTTTATGATGAATCTAATGACAACTATACACCGGATGTAAAGAAATTAATTATTTTTACCACTGAGCAAGAATCTCAAGTGTATAAAAGTAAAATCTTAGGTAAGACTTATAGATTTACACGACAGAAAGTTATAGAATATCTTGATCCTGACACAGGGGAAATCATTGCACTTAAGCATTTCAAACAACTCGGAGGTGTTGAATATAATTATGGAGTTTTTGCACAAGAAAGAAATGAAATTCTAGATACACTCAGAGAAGAGGTTAAAGATTTTGCTTGCTTTGTACTTAAATTCAGAAATAAGCGCAGAGGTATATCACCTAATCTAGAAAAGGTTTTAGAGTACTACTCCAGATTTTCTAGTAAACGTATTGATAATATCAAAAGCAGACTCTTACCTAAACTTTATGGTAAGGTACTAAGTAATGATAATTTACTTATGCCCCCGTTTCAGTTCTCAGGGAAGAATGAAAAGGCTTATTCACATATAGCAGAGGAATTTGTAGCAGAAAACACCTTCATTTATTTGATGAGGAAAAAGAACTTCAAAGTAGAGGAGATTGCTTAAAATTAAGCTGAGTACTGAGTAAATTTACTCACTTTTTTGATGTGTCAAAGTTGTTATTTAGAGCAGTTTTAGATGGTGCCTACTTATAATAGAGACACGTTCTTTTCCTTGCACCCTCTACACAAAATCCACCCTACAATCCACCCTCAGCACCTATACAAGCAATCCTAAGAAGAAAATATCCTCTTCATTTGCACCCGAATTCAAGGATGTGTGTGTATGTTGTAATTACACAACAACTTGTATTGCTATCTGAGACTATGTGTTGTACAATGAATCTGTGTGTTCATTCTTGGTGAACACCTAAAATATTGAACAACATAGAGGAATAAAATCTAAACAAAAAGTCTTGACATACAGAATTTTAGGTGTATAATAAGGTTATGGGTTACTAACAGCAAACTTCTTTTGGATAAAGAAAAATGTAACCCGATTGGATGCTAACAGCAAGATTTGTTTCTGATACAACACAAAACGCATCCAGTAAAGATTGCTAACAGCAATAAATGTTTGGCATAACACAAACGCAATCTGATGAAAGGTATTTATGAATTTTACACAAGCAGTCGTTAACTCTAGTAATACGACAATGACTACTAACGGTGCTGTAGCGTACAAAAGTACCTGCAGTAAAGTACTGGACTTCTTTAGTAAAGCAGCTTCTATGCGAAGCTTAGACGGTACTACTTTATTCAAGGAAGCTTATGAAGAGAACCAAGAACTTGCATTACGTGCTTTGCTGTGGGTAAGAGATATTCGAGGAGGTGCAGGAGAACGTAAGGTCTTCAGGGATAACTTGAAACAACTCCTAAACAGTGACTTTGATAAGTACTCTCTTTTGGATAAAGTACCAGAAGTGGGGCGATGGGATGACCTTCTGGTTGCTATCGGGACTAAAGCAGAAAAATACGCTCTGTCTTTAATCAAGTCTGCATTGAACAATAATAATTCTCTATGTGCTAAATGGATGCCTCGTAAGGGACAAGATGCAGAAGTACTCAGGAAATATCTTAACCTAACACCTAAACAGTACAGAAAACTCCTGGTTAGTCTTACTCAAGTAGTGGAGACACAGATGTGCAATAACTCTTGGAATAATATTGAGTACCAGAAGGTTCCAAGTAATGCTCATAACATTTATAAGAAAGCATTTTCTAGGCACAGTCCAGATAGGTATGAGTCTTACAAAGAATCTTTAGTCAATGGTGAAGCTAAAATCAATTCAAGTACCCTGTTTCCCCATCAAGTAGTAAAGTCCTTGTTCGAAGACTCTGTTATTGCAAATGCTCAATGGTCTTCTTTACCTAACTACATTCCTGCTGGGTCATCTATACTGCCTATGATTGACTTGTCAGGTAGTATGAGTGCAGAATCCGCTAAAGGTTTCTCTTGTATGGATGTAGCTATTGCACTTGGACTGTACACAGCAAGCAAGAATACTGGGGTATTTAAAAACCTTTGGTTGAACTTTAGTGCAGAACCTCAGATGTACCAGCTAAAAGGTGATACTCTTTCTGAGTACTACAATAGTTTAGCTTTCAATAACTGGGGTAGCAATACAAACATTAAGAAAGCATTTGAGCTTATTCTTTCTGTAGCTGTGCAAAACAAAGTACAGGCTCAAGACATGCCTAAGACATTGATGATCTTCAGTGACATGCAGTTTGATACAGCAACTAAAAGAAATCAAAGTACCTTTGAGCGTGCAAAGGGTATGTTCGCTGAGAACGGATATGAACTTCCTAATGTTGTGTTCTGGAATCTTAATTCCATCTATGCAAATACACCATGTACTAAAGATACATCTGGAGCTATGTTGGTAAGTGGGTTCAGTCCTGCAATCATGGAAGCTGTACTGTCAAATGACTTTGAGCAGATCACTCCAGAAGGTCTTATGCTGAAAGTGCTGCTGAAAGATCGGTATGATCTAAACTAAAATTTAAAACTACAGAAGGACTACATCAGAAATGGTGTAGTCTTTTTTCTTTTGTGTTTAGGAAGTATCTTGTTGTGCAAATAGAAGGGATGTGCTATACTGCTAATCTTTAATTTTATGAAAGGAAGTGATATGAAATACATGGGGAGTAAAGCTAGGTTTGCGAAAGAAATTTTAAATGTAATTTCTAGTTATGTTGAAACCAAAGATAAAACTCTAGTAGAACCATTTGCTGGAGGTATGAATTTTACATCGGCTGCAAAAGTCTATTTTAAAAGCAGAATAGCAAATGATGTTAATCCATATCTTATTGCAATGTGGAAAGCATTACAAGAAGGATGGGTCCCACCAGAGAGTATCTCTAAAGAGTTCTATTTACAATGTAAAGTTGGAGACTGTAAGGATCATGAGAGAGGATATGTTGGGTTTAACTGTTCGTATTCAGGAAAGTGGTTTGGAGGTTACGCAGGAGTTACACAAACAAAGAGCGGTGTAAGAGACTACCAAAAAGAGGCTTTCAAAAACGTTACTGAGCAATTAATTGATATGCAAGATGTTTATCTATCTTGTAAACCTTACTCTGAAATAGATATTCCAATTAACTCTGTAGTTTACTGTGATCCTCCTTATTTTGGAACTACAAAGTACAAGGATGACTTTGATCATAATGCTTTCTGGACATGGGTAAGGGACATTTCTAAGAGTCATCTTGTCTTTGTTTCAGAGTACACAGCGCCAGAAGACTTTAAGTGTATTTGGGAAAAGAGTGCTAAAAGTTCTTTAAGTGCAAACGGTAAAAGTGGAGGTAATAAGGAAAGTGTAGAAAGACTGTTTATCTTGAATTCTTAAAAATCTGTTGCAACGTAGGAGCACCTTTGGGTGCTCTTTTTGTTTGTGCTTAGGAAATATCATGCAGTACTTATCGAACGATTTAAAGCTATTTTAAGAGCTTCTAATATCTAGACTACCTTGGGTATCACCCTTGAGAGAAAACCTCTTAAACAGCCTATAAAAGCCTTTGGTGTGACTCTCTGTCACGTTCTTGCACTTTCAGTACGGAACATCCTTTTCTTCAATGTCTTTCCAAGAAATTATCTTTCCTCGGTTTCCGTACACCAGCATCAGTACACTTTCTTCATCTAGCACTTCTTCACTGTCATAAGTTGTTGCAAGAGGGTCATCAAAAGCAATATCTGGTGTTTCGCCTTCAATCTTCTTTCCATCAAAGAGAGCTAGTGTGTAGTGCAAGATTCCGTAGGAGTTCATTGTCTTCTTTGCACTTACTCTTTTGGTAAGCCTAGCAATCAGTCCAAGGTCTTCTAGAACATCCATAGCACGCATGATTGTACGTGTGCTGAGGTTAAGTGCTTCAGCAATAGTCTCTTGACTGATGAAGCAGTGCTTACCTTGTGTCATGAATCCAAAGTATTGAGTGTGCAGATGCCAGTACACCTGCATATCAATATTACTTACCTTGCCACTGATAGGGCCTACAGTAACGTGCTTTGCACCAATGATCTTGTACTGCAGCATCATGAGGTCTTGTGGACTCATTCTTTACCTTTCATGTAATTGATGATATTTAGATTGACTAAAGTCCAGTGTGTCAGGGACTTATCCATTCGCAAGATAAGTTGTTTAGTTAACTCTTTGACGAACTGTTCTTGTGTTTCATTGTACTCTAGTCCTAGTTCTTCGCACAACTGTTTTGGTGTTTTGTGTTTGCTCACTCCCACTCTTCAGCTATCACTTTCTGTTTACCGTCTGAGTAGTCTACTAAGTGTACTTTGCTAGGATCAAAAGATTTCCATACCAAGTACATAAGTTTCTTGTAACACTGCGGAAGACTTTCTTGACTGAACCATATATCAAATAGGTCATCGTTTGTATTAATTGGTTTCACCACTCAACTCCTTCTCAATTTTATTCTTCAAATACTCCTTATACATTCTCCGAAATCTCAATGCGGTAGCTCTAGAGGATAGGGGATTATCACAAACACCCTCCATATACAAGGAAGCATCGTAATAGGGGGAATTACTTACCCAGATTTGTTTCCCTGCATAGTCTACACTATGCTTTGCTGGGGAGTCTCCGTGATAGTGCGGTTCAATCTTGTGCACACCTTCTTCCATCTTATTCCATAGCCACTTATCAAAGGTCTTGTTTGTAAAGCCTAGACGTAGCCATAGACAAGGGTTAATCAGGACTTGTAGTTGGTACTTCAGTTTAGTTAGGTTCATTATCTTCATCCTTTACTTTAATATGTTTAAACGCTTCTAGTGAAGCCTCTACAGTGAACAGGTGAGCATTCTTTGGATCAAAGATAGCTTTCCATAGTTGTAGTGCTTCTGGTGAGATGCCTTGTGGATCAATTGGTTCGTTAAGTTTTTGTGTCATTTACTTCCCTTCTTTACAGTTTCTAAATCATCCACCATATACCCTTCATCAATACGATAACTAAACTTTGTAGCAGTCTCAGGTTTATAATCCATACAAGCATAGATTTTACTCTTCAATCTGATCAGTAGTGCATTGTGTGCTTGGTGCATCTGTTTAAAACAAGAAGAGTCTGTTTGCACTGAAATACCTGTAGGTTCGTGCGTGAGTTTAATAGTCCAAGTCGGTCTTGCCCAAGACATTTACTTCTCCCATACCATACTCTCAGGAACATCTACTTGCATCGTATCAAAGCCTCTTTTAATAGCATAGAAGGTATTACTTGTGCTGCTGTCTTTCCAACCCCTTGCTTCGTGCCAATAAGTTGTACTTTTAATATTACTCCAGTGAGTATCTTGGTCATAATTAATTACTTTTTCTTTAAGTACATAAACAGTCAATTTCATACACCCTCCATCAAAACTTCAATCTTAGCACACTTGAGTATAACTTCATCCTCTTTAAGATCCTCAATCTTCCTCTCGTACTCCAATCCTTTAGCTATACAGGTAATTGCAGTGTCTGTAAGCATCAGAGGTTGAACGAAAGGGAAGACTTGGAAGAGTACCCAGATAGTTACGGTTTGCATGTTAGTTCCTTTACTTTAATGTTTTACCAATTTCTGCTGCATACCTAGTCACAACCCTGCGTTCTGCAGCATTTGTATCAATCTCATCAACACCGATAAGACTCCAAAGAAGTTCAAGTGCAGCAGGTACTTGACCACTATAAGCTCTGACATACTCTGCATGAGGTAAGGTGATGTAATCTACTGTAATACGCAAGTAAACTTTAAGATCAAAGGCGTCTTTGCTATCAATGAGTGGGTTCCAGTGGAGGTTTCGCCCCTTAGAGTCTGTGACAACCAGCTCACCATGTTGCTCTGAAAAGACTTGGCAACCACACGCTCGGGCTGCTAACTTCAACATTTCAAAATCCGTCATAGTTTCTCCTTTCATATCGTTCGCAACAATGTTGCTCACTTTCAAATAAAGACTCAAGGGTACCTCAACAAACTTTCTTTGTCAAGCTACTTGCCAAAACACTCTTTGCATGCTATAATTAGATCATACCAACGAAGAAAGATTCGCTATCTTATCACAACACGAAAGGACAGGAAAGATGACACAGGAAATTTACAACATTCACGCTTATGATCTAGTTACGTTTGTACAGGAGATTGAGAAGGCTGTCAAGCTAGGGTTTGAGGTTGATCTTCATGGGATTGACAACCACCCACGGATGATCGGCTATCAGTTCTTGATGCGGTTGGTTAAGAGTGCTGAGAAGGAGGTTACACTGGAAGTTACTGTAGACACAGCACAAGTTCAGGAGCAAGTACAGAAGATTCAAGACAAGATTGAAGAGGCTCAAGCCGCTGGTGTTGCTGAGGTTGATGTAGAGATTCCTGAAGTCAAAGTTGAGACTAAGAAGTCAGGACGTAAGCCAAAGGGTGAGTGAAGGTATTACTTAGATAAAGGAGGTTTAGATGGCAGTATCACAGCGTAAGACACGAGTCAAGAAGGCAGAAGAGGGTAACGGTCGAGCTATTAAGGAGAAGTTCCTAGAGGAGCGTAAGCAGCGAGTAGCAGCCAAACCTCTTGTAGCTTTGAATAAACGTCAACAAGAGTACATTGAACTTTTGAATGAAAAACCAGTAGTCATCGCAACAGGATATGCTGGAACTTCTAAGACATATATTCCTACTGTCATGGCAGCAGACCTTTACAAGCTAGGTAATATTGATAAGATAATTATTACACGCCCCGCTGTGAGTTCTAGTAAGTCAGTAGGGTACTTTAAAGGTTCGGAGTTAGAAAAGATGAGTGTTTGGCTCAACTCTGTTATTCCGATCTTTACAGAACGTCTGGGTAAGTCAGAGTTTGAGATTGCTCTAGCCGCTAAAGATATTGAGTTTGTGCCTTTGGAAGTAATCAAAGGTATGAGCATCAATAACGCTTGGGTTCTTGTAGAGGAAGCAAGTGATCTTGAAAAAGATGAAGTAATCAAGATGGTTACTCGTATGGGTAAGAACTCTAAGCTAGTACTTGCTGGCGACATTCGACAAGCCGAGCTAAAGGGAACTTCTGGATTGAAGTGGGTAGCAGAGTTTGTACAACGCCACAACCTTTCAGAGAACTTTGGATTTATCGACTTCAATGATGTAAATGATATTGTACGTTCAGATGCTGTACGGCAATTTATTGTAGCACTTGTACGTGATGAAAAGAAGGGTCAATAATTGACTTATACACAAACCATAGCAGAGGCTGAAATCAAGAAACGAATCAAAGCATCTATTTATGCGTTCGCTTATGAATACGATAACAACTCTTTAATCTCTGATTCAGAATTTGATGCGTTGTGTTTCTCTATTGATCCAAGTATCGGTACTGGAAACGAAGTAATGGATAAGTTCTTTAGGGAAGAATTTACACCTTCTACGGGGATGTGGATTAGAAAGCACCCTGATATTGCTGGCGTGCAAAGGGTATATCGAATAATGCTAGATAAGAAAGGTCAGTAGATGTATTGGATGAAGTTTAAAGTTGATTCAACCTTCTGCAGTGCTGAAACTATAGAATTAGAAGATCACTGTACCTTAGTGATTGCCAAAGATACAGTATCTGCTGATTCATCTTTGGATTTACTACGATCAAGGTATCCAGATTGGAAGCAGGTTTGCGGAAACCGGGCACTGAAAAAGGATAAAGCTTTTGTTGTGGTATATCCTTGGGAATCGTACATCAACCATAAACGATACCTCTGTGGACAATATTCTGTAGCTTATGTAGAGATTGGTTTTGAAGTTGATCTGGCAAAAGTTCTTGTTAGGCTGAGAGAAGTAAAATATTGAAAGGAAATGTATGAATACTAAACTAAAAACACGAGCAGATGAAGACTCGGAAGATGACTTCCAATCCGGTGAAGTTCTGGATTTCTACACAAGTGCGGACACGACATATACGCATGAAGTTCCGATTGATGAACCTATCGTATCTCCGTCTTACTACCGAAAGATCGTACAACTTCTTCGGAAATCTTCTCCTAATGATTTAATTATCTTTGAGATTAACTCTCCTGGAGGATTTCTATCAGGTCTTAATACACTCCTTGAGGCTATTAAGATTACAGAAGCAACTACTGTAGCTTATATTGTAGGAACATGTGCAAGTGCTGCTGGTATTCTTGCTTTACATTGTGATGATGTAATTGTAGGTGATGGTTGCGACTTCCTTGCGCACCATGTATCTTATGGCACATCAGGTCGTGGAAGCGATATCATGTCACACACTCAGCATGTCGCCCGTACAAGTGAAAAGCTTATCCGTGAAACCTATGCTGGGTTCTTGAGTGACACTGAAATTACTGAATTGCTTGCAGGTCGCCAGATTTACTTTGATGCTGATGATGTGCGTGAACGTCTAGCCAACCGAGAAGAGTTCCGTATTGCTGAGATGGAAAAAGAAGACGAAGAGTTTGCTAAGATTCAAGCAGTACTAGAAGAACAAGTTAAACCCAAGAAACCTTCCCGCAAGAAAGCAGCACCAAAGGAGTAATATGCAGACTACACTAGATAGACTCAGGGAAATACTTGAATACTGTCCTTCTAGTGGTAAGATAAATAATCGCAAGACAAAAAGAGTCCTCGCAGCAGATGAAGACGGTCTTGTGATTATCTTTGACCGTAAAGCTAAAGTGAAAAGCACTAAATACAAACTAGAACGCATAGCTTTTGCTTTAGCTTACGGCTTTTTCCCAAGAGAAGACCAAAAGGTTCTGCACAAGAACCTAGATAGTACAGATAATAGAATAAAGAATTTAACTTTAGTCTCTCGTTCTGTTTTTAAACAAATCAAAGAAGCATATAGAAATGTCTCTGGTGGAATCAGGATAGTCCCTCATCCTACTGATCAATTTGCTTATGTGCTTTACTGGTTTGAAGGTGGTATAGAAAAGAATAAAGTAATTCAAGATGTTGTTGTAGCTAAGAGACAACTATTGAAATTGCAGTTGAAATATTCTAAGATTCTTACTAAGTACTGCATCTTTGACAACTAAAGTTTCAAAGAAAATGCATTTTCGACAATTAGGTCAAATTTAACTAGCTTTTTTAAGAATTTGATGCTATAATCAATCTAATGATTTAAGGCTTATCTCAAACTTTTCTTGACCTCCTTGTAGGCTTTTCAGGTTCTTTACCTCCTTTCGGCTTGAATAAAGCCTGCCTAACTCCCTTCAGGAAGCGCTGAGATAAGCTCAATCGTCTGTGTTCGGTGAAAACCCTACGGCAGAGTCGGACTCCGTAACCGACCTTAATTAACGCGGGGTAGCTCAGTTGGTAGAGCAGGAGGTTCATACCCTCAAGGTCACAGGTTCAAGTCCTGTCCACCGCAACCATTTGGCGCAGTTCAAGAGTTTATTGTCACGATAATACTTTACGCGCCAGTTTGATTTTACTAATATAACAATAATAACAAATTATGGCTATCTGCCGATCATGCTCTCAGTACTACAAAATGTCTAAGTGGAATCAGACAAGCCAATGCGATGAATGCGCATACTCTGACCCTACTCCAATGTTTGACGAAGAAGATTCAGTAGAAGTAGAGCAACTATTGAATCCCTCGGGTGCAACGAAGCCTGTGTTTTATGATTAACTAAGAATGTCTCGTTCGTCTAATGGTTAGGACACTTGCCTTTCACGTAAGTAACGCTGGGTTCAATTCCCGCACGAGACTCCAAATCTGTTTCTTGTTCTGTACAATGAATGGAATGAGAAACACAATGATCCTAACTACCTAGGACCGTTGGTGTTACTGCTGTACTCGCCAAAGTACACAGGCGTCAACAAGCTTGATCTGTTTGAGGTGACTGTAAAGGTCATCAAGGCTCGTAAGGGCGGCATCAAACCCTGTAATATAGTAAGCAGGACATATTTTAATTCAGCCCGCAGAGTCGGGCTTTAGTCGTTTGTGGAGTAAGAATGGTATTCAAAGCACGTAAAGATAATGGTGGAAAGGTTGATCCTGCGATTAATACGCGAGGTAGACCTCTAAAGGGGGATGAGAAAACCTTAACCCGTCGAGAGGCTAAGGATAAGGAATTGCTATCTCTTGCAAGGAAGCTCAAGCCTCATCTTGCTAGTGGTTTGAAGGAAGCTGTAGCTATTCTTGAGAATAAAGAGAGTGCAGATACTAACAAGATCAAGGTAGTAGCTTTCTTGTATAAGACCTATCATGAATTGCTGGATGATGTGTATGCTCCTAGTCGTGAAGACGAGCCTACAGAAGAAAGCGGAGAAGTTAAAGTGGAGGAAGTGCAGCCGGATAATCGTCCTGTTTTCTCTCTCCGAATTCTCCCTCAGCCGGAAGAAAATTAATTTGTATTTTATGACACAGCTAGGCCCGCGAACCGAAAAGGAGTTTCCCCTCACTCCCTGCTGATGTTATTTATCGAGGGTGTTTGAGGGGTACAAATGAGTTATTACAAAGAACCTATTGAAAAGGTTCAGATGCTAACAGAGCATTTCGATAAATTTAATTGCACATATCTAGGATTACCACAGTTTGAAAAGAAAGGCGATCTAAAATTTCGGGCCATTCGATTTAATTCTTGTAGACATGAACAAGATATTAGTTACCATAACAGTTTAAGAAAAGATAGTTCTGGCCCTAAATGTAAGCAGTGTCAGATTGAAGCAAAACAAGAGTTGTTTGACAAGCATAACTACATTGTAATTGAAAAGATTACGAAAGATAAATTCTTGGTGAAGAGGCCGTGCGGACACATTGCTCATGCATATGTCCACCACATGAAATCTTCAGACAATATCACATGTTTTTACTGTAATCTTGAACGACATTTAGAATATTGTGACAAACTTGGTGTTGAGTATATAGACCAAACGAACTCGGCGCAAGCTTTATATAAATTCAAGTGTTGCGGTGCGGTAAGAGAGTTATACAAAATTGCAGTTGAAAGAGGCAACTGTGTTTGCCCAGACTGTGGTAATGGTTGGATGACCAAACCAAGTAAAATTTATTTGTTTGAACTTGAAACTTCTGATGGATTCTCTTTCTTGAAGTTTGGTTATGGTAAAGATTTAGAAAATCGAGTAAGAGAATATCGTCTAAAGGATTGCAAGTTTAAATCATTAATTTATTCTGTTGACTTACCTAGTGGTTATACTGCTATGAAAGAGGAATTAAGAATTCACTCCGAAATAGGTGAACCGTTGGATTCTAACATTATGCGCCAGTACTTGTCAAGAGGTGGCTACTCTGAATGCTACAGCTTAGACAAATTAGAAAGTATTTTAAGTAAGATGAAAGACGTAAGTTTGAGGCATCAAAAGGATTTTAATGAGTAATTTAATTGAAGAAGAGAGATTTGTTCTCGCTCCAGCAAGTATACCACAAGAGCAATTTTTACAGTCTGATAGTACAATTACACTATATAGTGGAAGCGCAGGCGCAGGCAAGACCTTTGCTATTATCTTAAATCTTGTAAAGTTTGCTATTCAAGAAAATTCTACACAAGTTGTATTTCGCAGGACAAGTACACAACTAAGACAAAACGGGGGTATTTGGCAGGAAGCTACTCAAGTATTTACGAGAATGTTTGGTAAAAAAGCAATTATCAGAACCCGTGATCTTGAGATTTATCTCCCTGATTATAATTCTACAATCAAATTCTCACATCTGCAGTATGACTCTGACGTAAATAGTCATTTAGGTGCTCAATACTCAGTGATTTATTTTGATGAAGCAACTCTGTTTGATTTTCATACACAGATTCTACCGTTGATGGGCCGTCTCAGAAATGCACGAGTCCGCTACAAACCAAGGTGTTATTTTGCCACGAATCCGATGTACGGTCATCCGATTTGTGATTTGATCAAAGACTTCTACTTAGACGAAGAAGGTATTCCTATCCCCGAACGTTCAAATATTGAACGATATTATGTAGTCATTGACGGTAAATTCACTTGGTACGATACAATGGAAGAGGCAGAGACTTTACACGGTAAAGGCATTCCTCGTTCCTTCCGCAGTATTCGTGCCCACGTAACTGAAAATATTCCGTTGATGAAAAACAACCCGGATTATTATTATAACCTTTTAGCATTACCTCCAATCAAGAAGAAGATTTTCTTGGATGGTTCTTGGTTTTGCAGAGAAGAGGAGGCAGGGTATTATAAGCGTCACTTTAGTGAAATTGTTCCTATCGCTCCTCACCGACCAGCTAAGATTTGCAGAAGCTGGGATACAGCGAGTACACCGATTTCCACCGCCAACCAGTCGCCGGACTGGACAAGGGGTGTGCGAATGTCTAAAACAAAAGATGGCTATTACGTCATCGAAGATATTGCATCCCTTAGGGATAGGCCACACAAGGTAGAAGAGTTAATCTTAGAATACGCAAAGTATGATCCCCCTGGAACCTTTGTTGTTTTGAACATTGACCCTGGGAGTGCAGGGTTGGCTTATGTGGATCATTTGAGAAAGAAAATTGCAGAGCTAGGGGTTTACTGTAAGGTAATACGTTCCACTAAAAATAAACTACAACGGTTTCTTCCTTTTTCGGCCATTGCAGAAGCAGGTTATTCTCTAGTAGTGGAGGCAGATTGGAATGAGGATTGGTTTGAAGAGGCTGAACGCTTCAATGGTAAAAAGCACAACGGGCACGATGATATGTGTGATGCGGTATCTCTTGCTGTCGAGGCTTTGAATTCTGGTGCTCAGGACCTCCCCATCATGTCCATGCCAAACATCTCCGTAGCAGGACAACCCCTACAATCCTTCCACCAATCCTACGGTAAAAATAATTCATTCTCTTTACCTACGTTCAACATCAAATAAGAATAAAGGAGCCTTATGGCTACAAGAAAGAAAACAGAAGTCAATAAGGCTCTTAGTATTCTGGACCAACCCGAACGCTTTAGACTTGGAGAAATCGGAAGTCTAGGAATGAGGGTGTTTGGAGGTGTCACTAGAGAGGAATTGAAACAAGAGCTAAATTGGCCGCAGAGTATTGATACTTTTCGCCTAATGAGCTATCACTCAGCGATCAATGCCCCATTGACGTTGTTTGAGAATATCATTTCCAAGGCAACTTGGACTTACAAGCCTCCTATTGACGCTACAGAAGAAGAAAAAAACCAAGCCAAGATCATCAATCAAATGATGAATGATATGGAACAACCTTGGTCTGAGTTTATTCGTGATGTTTTGAGTGCTAACATCTTTGGTTTCTCTGTGCATGAAAAGGTCTATCGTAAGCGTTTTAAAGCTAATGGTAGTATGTATGATGACGGTATTATTGGTTGGAAGAAACTTCCTATTCGTGTTCAAGAAAGTATCAGCAAATTCATCTTCTCCGAGGATGGTAATGAAATTGTAGGCGTACAGCAAAACCTTGCTTATATAACTGATACATATAACCGTTTTTCGAGCAGAGGTAATCTTATTAACTTACCACGTAGTAAGTTTTTGCTATTCCGTACAGGTAAGCACCGTGGCGATCCTTTTGGTAAATCTCCCTTGCGTGATGCTTATCTTGCTTGGAGGTTCTTGACGGTACTAGAAGAGATTGAAGCCACGGGGGTTGCTAAGGACTTGAATGGTCTACCAGTTCTAATGCTCCCAGCACAATACCTTGCTGCTGATGCACCCCCAGAAGTACAAGCTATTCGGCAGTATTACGAGAATGTCATGCGGAACATTCAAATGAATGAGCAGTCTGCGGTTATACTCCCTCAAGTTATTGATCCTGAGTCCAAGCAGCCAATGTTTAAATTGGATTTGTTGTCTGTGGACGGTAAGAAGAATTTTGATATTAGTAAGATTAAAGAGTACTACAAGACTTTGATTTTCGTATCACTCTTCGCAGATATTTTGATTCAAGGGACTACATCTACAGGCTCTTTTGCGTTAGGTACTCTTAAAAACTCCTTGTCAGCAGCTTATGCAGAGCGACTTATTGCCAATATCGCAGAGACTCTTCAGAACGATTTAATCCGTCAAACCTATGCACTTAATAATTGGGACACTTCACGGATTGGACGTTTGGACACTGACGGTATTGAGCCTGCTGACCTTGAAACGCTGGGTAAGTTCCTGCAACGTGTAGCTAGTACCTCTTTGATTGAAAAAGATCGAGAAGTTCTTAATCTTGTTCGTGAATCTCTTGGTATTGATCCTCGACCTGAAGACGAAGAGCCTCGGGAAGAGTATATCTCTGAGAATACATCAAGGGCCGGGGATGGATTAGCTACTCCATTTGAGGGGACTAGAACATCTGAAGGTGGTCAAAATGACAACGACAACAATCTGGACAATACTGCATGAGCTTAGGTAAAACCATTAGTGTTTTAGCAGGAGCGGGATATACAAATGTGTATTCTACATCTTCTATTCCAGTAGGTACAAAGATTCTTATTCAAAACCTCTCAAGTTCTGAATTGTTTGTGTGCCTTTACGCTTCTGCTCAAGATCAAGGTTTTGTGCTAGAGTCTTATGCTCAGTATATTGTCCCCTCTGGTAGTTTAGGTTGCTTTGTGAGAAGTACTAATACCAGGGGTGGTTTACTTGCTGTAGAAATGGGTGCATGGAATGCCATAGGTGCTCCTGTTGATGAGAGGGTCTATACTGGACTCAAGGCTCTGACTACACAGCCATTTATTGAAGCTAACGTCAAGAATGGTTCTCAGTGGGAAGTTTCTTTTGAGAACAATTCTGTAGCTGCGGGCACAAGTGTTGATGCTGTTATGACGACTGGTAATCAATACGTTCTGATTAAATCTAGACAGATTAGTTTTACTGGTTCTGAAATTGAAGCTTCTGTGTATAAGAATCCTAGTTTTACTGGCGGTAGTACTCTTCCAATCTACAATTTGAATACTTCTTTCTCTGTATCACCACTCGCAGCTATAAAAGCTGGGGTTAATGTAAGTTCTATAGGTACAGAAGTTGCTGCAAAGAGTCATGCTTACGGTGCAGACACTAATGTAAATCAAACATCGGGCTCATATAGCGTTACGGGCTTAGAGCGTGTTTTGCAACCCAATACAGCGTATTTGCTTAGAATTTTAAATCAGTCTTCGATTACTGTAAAAATCGCAGGTTACATTACCTTCTATGAGGGTGAGATTAGTACTTTAAATTAAGGAATAAATATGAATGACCCAACATGGCCCGGTAGTAAGTGCGTCAGTGTCACTACATCCAATACTGTAGATTTTGCGCAACAAGCCCGTTTGCTCTATATAGGGACAGGTGGAGACATTGTAGTCGTTAATACTGATAATAGTACCTGTACTTTTAAAAGTGTTGTAGCGGGTACAACCCTTGGACCTTTTTTCATCAAAAGGGTAAATGCTA